GTGTGAGAGAAGAGAAATGGGGCAATTGAAGATCGTGAACGGAGCCGGTTTTATCATGATACGTGCGCCTGAGTTCAGCTCGTGGAAACTGGCGACGTATGAGCAACTGCAAATGATTCAAGATGCAACGATGGCTCGTCACAATCTCATGTCATCGTTACACATCGGATTTCATAACGGCACTGCAGCGCTGCCAATGCTTGTTGATACATTACTACATTGGCAAGAGCGTTGCCTTCTGAAGTACGATAACGATGGGTACGAACTCATAAAAGGCCCAGAATCAGTCTTCAAAGCACGACTCAATTCTCTCACACACGGCGACATACTTCCTTACTCGTCGTATAGTCGCACGATTGACAAGTTGAAAGCCAAAGAAGCCAAATTGGGCGGCACATCAATGACAGACGAACTTGATATCATTGCTCGCACAACGACGAACATTCACGATGCTGCCGAATTGTTTGGACTGATAAAAATATCAGGTCATCCAATTGTCTACGCTGAGAAATCAGCAGCATCCGTGAAGAAAGAAGCAATACCATTCGGAACTCACCGTCCGTACCACATACGTCAGGCAACCAGAATGTTCAAACATATCACGCTCAGCGGGTATATTAATGCTCACCAGTCGTGGCCACCGATGGAATGTTTACCGCAACGTGGAAGTGAACTCCGTCGCCATATGAACAACCGAGTAACATCTCTCCCGCTTGACTCGTATCCGTTACACGAAATCGATGCGATAGTCTTCAAACAGTTCATTGAATTTGACTATTCCGATGACTACCTCAAGTTTCTCGACGACAAGGCCATATCCCCGGGTGCAAGCCAGATCGGAAAATTTTGGTTCGGAGGACCTCAAGATGAGACACGTCGGCTCCTAGCTAAAATCATCCAAACGAAGAAGTTCAGCACGAGGGAACTGGTCGAGCGACTTCGTCACGGAAAATTCACGGAAGACGAAAGGGTGGTCGAACTAACCCAGAAAGAACGTGAGTTGAAAAACGCAGCTCGCTGCTTTTGCAAACTACCCTATCAAGTGAGAACGTTCTTCACACTGACTGAGTACAATATTGGTGAGCACTTTATGTCCAAATACATGCCGCAACAGACCATGACAATGTCGGCCGCCGATACGAAGAAGCGGATGTACAATATGGTTAAACCGCGTCATGACGGAAAGAAACCGGTTTTCTTGGAGTGCGATTTCTCCCGATGGAATCTCAGAATGCGAAAACA